TTAGCATTTTCGACAAAACTTTCACACTCATAAGCTCCTTGTGGAACCCAAAGAGGATCCACATGCGGCACATAAAATTCTAGATCTTGGAACATAAAATGCACTGAAATGGATAACGATGTGGAACCTGAGGTTGGAACTCCCAACGTGTTGAAAACATAAACCTCAACTTCTGCAAAATTTCCGTCAATCGACGTAGGTACGACCATAGTACCATTTTCTCCCGTTACAGCTAACTTAGAATTTACATAAAATGGAACTTCTAGAACTGCCGGAGTAGCTTCATTCGCGCTTAAAAACACGTGGGGCCCCGCCATCAACTGATTTTCTGAAATGGAATGTTGCCACATTTCTGCGGACCCAAGAGGTTGAGCCGCTGCAATAAGTAAACCGCTGTGCATTGGGGTTCCAGCAACCTGGAACACTACGCTAATTTTAGGTCTAAAATACACTGAGGCCTTAAAAGGAATCTCAACTAAAGGGTTGGTTAAAATATCCTGAGGAATAAAAATTCGAGCCAAACTAGTTCCCTTCACAGCAGTGGAGTTCCAAGTTAAGTTTTTTATAAAAAATGGTTTATTCAAAATTACATTGTAATCCATTTCCAATTTTTGAGGGACACATTCCATGTGAGGTGTCTTATTATAACGCACGGGCGGCTCGATAGCGGCACGCGTACGCACTGATGAGAAGAAATTACTAGCTGTATCATCTACAGTTTTAACGACTCCATTCTCATCTATAGGGACTGCAATTGTCTGCATGTCTCTAACTAAATTTGATTTATACATATTTACATTTTTTGGGATGAATTGTTTGTTTAAGAAATTAGCACGCTCCATCAACACGTACTATACTACTATTAAAATTTTGTTATAAAATAAACTCTCCATCGCTTCCTTTAAAAATTAATACAAAATAGGAATTCTAAAAACGTGTATATACTTGTTTAAATTATATATATTGTGACCCGCCCCAACTAAGTTTTAAGACATCTATATCCGGGTCTGTATATAGATTTTTCAGGTAAGAATTTGTCAACACTGCTATCTCGACTCCCCTCTCTCGTAAACGAGATAGAAAATCTTCTAATAGAGCTTTCCGATCTGGCCACAAATAGATCTCTCGTTGGTAAGTATCTATTTTAGCTTTCATCACTACGTCCATCTCCTTGTTATAGTCAAAGTAACTAATTCCACTTTGTAATGTTCTAAGCTCTAGAGGACAGACTATCTTACCCAACTCATCATGATAACGGAAATATCTCTTCAAAAAAGTTATATCTTGAATATCTTGGAACGGTTCGGCTATGTTATTTTTAAGACTATCGGTAAAGCCCATTCCCAAACTTTCAAAAAATTTTGTCATAGAGATTGCATTTAAGACCTTTAAATTGTCGTGTATACCAACAACTTTATCATCTCCATACACAAAATCCACCACATTTCGCAGAAACTTATTTACTGAAGTGCAACCCGTTTCTCTTGTATACCACATAGCAGTATAAAAACGGTTAACCAAAGAGTTCAAAATCGCGGTTAAATAATGACCTGAAGGCATTGAATGAGTTGTGATGTAAGTGTCATCCTGCACCGCAACTATCGAACGAATAGCATTTTCTAAAAGGACATCGGAGACCTGCTGATGCTCGGGTGGGATAAATTCTAGAATTACCTCCTTTATG